AGATTGTCGTGGTATTTTGTAGTGACCCTAGGCCCCGCCCTCGCGGACGGGGGCAAAGGTCAGCACGCTAGAACCAAAAACTAGTTCTAGCTTCCGTCAGCATGTAACCGATCGAACCACGTTCGGTTACCGTGAAGACGCTGCCAGCGCTCATTCCCCGAAAACCGGGAAATTCAGCTGGAGGGGGCAATCGCGTGTAGCGATTGTCACATTGGCGATTCAGAGCCATCAGCTTCCGAAATAGGAAGTCTAGATAGCCTGAACCCTTGCTAGAAGGCATTGAAATTTTGGTGACACGGAAGAATGAATATAATCCATCTTTCCATGTCGTCAATGCTTCACAGCGTGGGACGTGCAAGTATGTGTCAACTTCCTCATCACTAGCAGGCCCGGTAATTAGCCGAGCCCAGCTAGGCAGGTATTGGAACAAAAGTTCCCTTACCCCTTGATAAGGATCCGACCAACTATCCATAAGCACCGTAGGTACCAAGGATAGAGGCGGAGATGAAGAGCCATAGCCGCCAAACCACAAAGGAAGGCGATTATGACTCGGTTGACACCGATTAATAATCGAAAATACTTGCGAAACATCGCCAACCTCTTCCCTGAGAAAGAGCGGCCGGACAGGGATCCCTAGAAGATAGTCTGAACCACATGACTCTCGAAAGGGTCCGGATGAGAAGCTTTTTTCCACATTGACGGAAAAACCGCAATAATGGAGAAGGCTGCTTAAACGGTCTACAAGGGCCACAGGGACCACTAGATCATCACCATACACGGCAATGTCATCGTGGAGACTAAAGTCGCCTTTCTTCCATTCCAAGAGCTCATAGCACCGAAGTGCTGCATAGCAGGCGGAAAGGAAGATTAGGCTCTCAATTGCAAAGGTATAGCCATTGCCCATCGAACTCAGCTTTTCATAAGCAATTGTTCGATTTGCTGACTTGATCAACCCGGATGGGCTTCTCAAGTTCATCATGGCGTCAACCCAAACAGGGGGAAACAACTCCTCGACAATAGCCAAGGAAATTGTATCCGATGCAGCGCTTAAATCTAGCGTTGCATACTTCCCAGTTAGAGAGCCAAGTCGCGCAAGTTCCTGATTCTTCTTTTGGTCGTCCAAATCACACCCAAACCGCTTTAAGCGTGTCCGGATAATTTGGTCCATACCAAGTTGAAGAAAAAGGTTCATGCGAGGCTCGATAGCGATCGATCGATCAATCTTTCGATCTTTGGGAACCCACGTGATCACGTTTCCAGGCACGACTTCTAGCACTTGCGACCAGAAGTCCTCAAGGTTGATACCGGATTCGAACGGTATTCCGTTCTTCACCCGATACCATTCCTGGAGGGCTCCGACCCATCGTGGGTCAGAGTCGATAGTCTGGATAGCCAACGCCCGGCACCGTGTCGTCACGCTATAAGGCAAAGCACTCCATTTAAAAAATGGAGTCACTTCTCCTCTAGTAGTGCAGACAGAGCTACCAGGCCCATGACGCCCGTTTCTCGAGAGTTCATCCTCGAGCATTACAGGATCATAGTCGGGTAACACGCGCTGAATAAAGAACCGCATGTGGTCCACCGCCCCGAGTAAATCGGGATGCTTGTCCGACACACGGTCCAAAGTTCCTCTCCGTCGGCGATTGTAAACACCACAAGTGTTTTCAGCCGCAAGAAACTTCTCTAAGGCCTTTTCAGACCGAAGGGAAGCATCACCCGGGAAAGGATACTTCTTCAGAACACTCGCCAGTTGATACTTCGCAAAGAATTTCTGTGCGAAGCATTCGTCATGGAGCATGCTTGGGTCGAACCCCTGCGGTCTCCATTGACTTTCCAAATCAGAGAGTAGCTCGAATGATCGCGTTCTCACGCAATCACTAACGAGTTTAAGCTCTGATTCGGTTAGCCATGGCGAGAGACCCTTGGCAAGCGTACCGAGAATCTTCCAAGGAAGATCCTTGGGTGTCCGCACCTTCATGGAGCGGACTGGGACCCTTTTGTGGGCGTAAAAACGCCCATGAGAGTCAGGAAGACAGAAGCCCATTCGTTCCTCCTTTGGGACGGTGACATCACCTAGATCTGAAGCGATTTAAAAACCGCTGCAGGCAGGCTCGCGTGGTTAAGCACAGCCGCGACGTGCTTGATGTGGGCAGTAATGACCGCATCAGCCGCGCCAACGGGAATGCTATACTGAACGGTGGCAATAATCGGGGCAATAATCGTATTGCCAAGCTTATCAACCACTTCAGTATCCCATGTGAGCTTGACAGTACCTCTGGCATTGCCAGGGTACGCGCCAGACGCTTTAGGGACGCTTCGTAAGAAGCAAATCTCTTTGCGTTTGGCCCAGGTGGCACCATCGAAGAGGTAGGTGCTTTTGTCTTTTTCCTCGGAATATCGATCAACATCGACATTTCCGCCAACGACCGGAAGGGTAATCGTTGCATCTAGCATGTTGCGTGCTCCTTACGGTCCTATACTTCTACTTGAGTCGTAAAAATATAGCGGCCAGGTCTAGAAGTTTAGCCGGGTCAAGCTTTAAAGCAAAACTCGGCAAGGCAGGTAAAGATGGATTGACCTTACGGTCAACCACCTTTACGTCACGGCGGCTTTCACGAGTTAGGAAAGTCAAATTCGACTTTACCCAAATCGTGTTTTGAGGTACAGCGCCAATCACTCGCGTGATGGCGCTGGCCTTGCGGGTCGCCGTGTACCAAGAGGCCAACATATTGCAGCCGGGTTTAGGTTCCCAGCTAGCAATAAACGGTCCAATTCCTATGAACCAATCGGCAATAAAGCTGAATGGAATTAAATCCCATGCAGAACTTAACGGCCGATCAACTCCTAGGAGGGCAAGCTGCTTCGTGAACGCATTGGAGAAATCCACTGCGTACAGAACGCCAGCTCGAACAGTCTGAGACTGTTCAGTCCATCGCTCATAGCTAACAGTAAACGTGAAGGCGGTATCGCTCGGAATGACATACGCTGTCATGGAGCCCGTTGTCTTCGACGAAGCTGTAAGCGTCGATGGATTTGACCGAGCAGTGTAGCGTGGAGCCACTTTTCCCCAACGCTTCAGGTAGTTATAAACTCCCCGAAGGTCGTAGTAGAGTGGACGCATACCATAACGGTACTCCAGCCATTGCTCTCGAACCGCCTGGACGGAGATCAAGTCGCGGAGAACCCGCTTGTTGAACCTCCTGATTCCCTTGTAGATCTTCAGGAACTTACGGCCGGTAGAGTGAATAAGACGCAATGTCTCGCTCATCTCGAGGGCCATAACCGTGAGATCCACATCGGCGAGCGACACATTAGCATGAGCTTCTGTGATAGCTCGATCCACGAGGGATGAATCTAAAGCCGGAACGTCGGGAGTAGTAAGGAGAGGTAAACCGTGGAGATAGCCGTTACCCATTGCTGTGTAACGAGTATTCCCCGAGTACCTATCCAGATCAAAGTAGATACGCGCTTTGGTGGTAACATCCTTGTTTTGAGTCATCTCATTATTAAGGACAGCACCATCCTGGGACAGCCGTTTAAACTTTGGCGTGACTACGTCAGCCATCGTTTCAACGACAGATTCCTGTGTTCCTACGTACGCCGGAAAAGTCGTAAGGAGTTCCCCCGAAGGGTATCTCCAAGACTGTAACGGCGGAAATACGCAGGGAACAGCGTAGCTACGGCTCCTGAAACGTGTCGGCATACTCTGTGCCTCCTTTTGAGGCTCAGAGTATCCTACCTCTTCATGGGTTAGGCCTCGTCCCCCATGAAAAGACTCGCACCGTATAAACATACGATGCCAGCGGGGATTACGTCGCACTATGCGACGGCCCC